AAAACAAATAATTCTGATTTGGCGGTATTGATCTATGTTATAACATCATTACCTGATCCGTCAGTCATTAGTTTTGAAACTTTTGTTAATAATTATGCAAAAATACCATTAACAACATCTTATGGTGATTCTGCCACTTATTTTAAAAACACATATTATTGTGATACAAACAATAAACCAATTGCGGTTTTTGAAAGTTTTGATAAATATGTTGAATTTATGGTTAGTAAATATGGGCCTCCTCAAATTAGTGTAATAGAACAATATAAAAATAGTTTTAGTAGTGAGTCTGCTGAAGAACAAACGGTAAAAGCGATTGCTAAATTTTTAATTGTTAATTTTCCAAATAAAAAAGATGATAACGTATATACTAGTACTGTGGAGAGTGACTTACAAATATTAGAAAATCAAGTACGAGCGGCACAAATTGAGTATAAATCATTGATTGGTCAAGAAACTAGTGTTGTACAACAGAGTGTAAACCCATATATTGTAGAATTTTTAAACCCTAATATTGGAGGTATATTTGAAGAATTAAACGTAACATTAGACTCTAATAAAGGATTTTACAAAATGTATGACGCTAAAATAGACATTGTTAATGGAACATCTAATTGTATTGATGGTGGTCAAGTTGATGTAACAAATCAAATTACTGTTGATGGTCAAAATTTTATGATGACTATGGTACAAATATTAAATGAAATTGGATGCCCTTCAGGAACTCCAACATCATCACTTAAAGGAGAATACATTTTAAGATTTAAATTTAATTCAAGACCATATTTGGCGAATGGGAGTCTTGACACAACTAGAACGGATAGTTATAAATCGTTTACTAAAACTTTCACTTTTTAATACTTAATGATATTTATATAAAAAAGAAATTATGAACACTAAATTAATATTAGATAACTACTTGGGTAAAAACACAAGAGTTACAGAAAAAGACAAAGGAAATGGTTATAAAGAAGTTTGTGACCTTGATAGTGGAGATTGTTATACAATTAGAATGAAAGATGGTTTAATTGAACGAGTTGATAACACTATGAATACAAACAAAAAAATCCAAGTAGAGACTAAAACAGGTATTAAACAATTATTAAACGGATAATAAAATGAGTGTAGATAAAAAGATTTTAGAGGAAATTAAGAGATATAATTCTATTAATAGTTATATTATGGAACAAGACATTCCTGATTTACCACCACCATTACCGGGAGATATTCCACCGGCACCTGATGCGGCACCATTACCGGGAGATATTCCACCTGCACCTGATGCGGCAGCACCTGTACCACCAGCAGGACCAACACCTGAACCTATTGACATTGCAAATGACCCAGATGTTGAGGAAGTTGGTAAAGAGGAGGACGAAAAAGAAGATATTGAGATTACTGATTTGGTAAAATCACAAAAAAATATTGAGGATAAACAAGAGGAATATTTTAATAATTTATTTGGACAACTTGAGAATATGGAATCTAAGTTGGGTGAAATGGATAAGATTATGAATGCTCTTAATGCTCTTGAGGTTAAAGTTGAAAAAATGAGACCTAAAACCCCACAAGAAAAATTAGAATTAAGAAGTTTGGATTCAGGACCGTTTAACCAAAAACTATCAGATTTTTTTATTGACAAAGAAGAAGATATGGAAAAATCGGGAAAAAATGAATATGTTTTAACATCGGATGATGTTGAGGACTTTTCACCAAACGAAATTAAAGGAACTTTTAATTCCTATGATGATGATGATATGATGCCGTAACTATAAAACCACAAAATGTGGTTTTATTTACGACAACAAGTTGACAACACACAATTTTCTATTTATACTTTCTATGTAAACTTTTAATTAATATATATATGGCGACAACAAATGTTTTAGATGCGGTTTTGGCTCAGTATGAAAGCTCAAAACAAGGTGGTTCTTCTAACACCTCAAAAATGTCTCAGGACGAAAGAATGAAAAAATATTTCGCGGCTATCCTTAAGGATAACGAGAAACAAGGTCAGAAACGACTTAGAATATTACCAACAACTGATGGGTCATCACCTTTCAAAGAAGTATGGTTCCACGAACTTAATGTGGACGGTAAATGGCAAAAATTCTATGATCCAGGAAAAAATGATAATGAGAGATCACCATTGAATGAGGTTCATGAAGAATTAATGTCAACGGGTAAAGAATCTGACAAAGAAATGGCACGACAATATAAAGCTCGTAAGTTTTATATCGTTAAAGTAATTGATCGTGATAACGAACAAGACGGAGTTAAGTTTTGGAGATTTAAACACAATTATAAACAAGAAGGGATCCTTGATAAAATTATTCCAATTTGGAAAGCAAAAGGTGATGTTACGGATTCTGATAAGGGTCGTGATTTAATTTTGGAACTTACCAAAGCAAAAACCCCAAAAGGGACGGTATATACAGTTATTCAAACTGTAATGTATGATGATCCAACACCAACTCACGAAGATGCTGATACTATGAATGGTTGGATTAATGATGAATTAACATGGGAAGATGTTTATTCTAAGAAACCAATTGAATACCTTGAAGCATTATCAAGAGGAGAAACTCCACGTTGGGACAGTGAAAAGGGTGGTTATGCGTATAGTAATGATACTGTTGCGGAAACTTCTATTGGGGGATCAAAACAAGAGACAAAAACTACTGTTGATCCACAAGCAAACGAAGAGGTTGACGAGGAATTACCGTTCTAAAAAAAAAGAACTTAAATGATAGGCACCGATTTACAATGTCGGTGCTTTTTTTTATCTTTTAAAAAAACAAACAAATTATTATGGCAATAAAAAAGAAAGAAATATCCTTGGATGCAATCAAGGGTAAATTCTCAACAAAAACAAAATATAAACCAGAAAATTTTTACAATTGTGGTGAAGCGTTTATGGGGGCTTGCGGTTTACCTGGACCTGTAATGGGGGGTATAAATATGTTCTTGGGGCATAGTAATGCGGGAAAAACAACCGCGTTGATATTAGCGGCTGCGGACGCTCAGAAAAAGGGTCACTTACCAGTTTTTATTATAACGGAGAAGAAGTGGAGTTTTGAACATAGTGTGGAATTGGGATTACAGGCTCAAAAAAATGCGGATGGAACTTGGGATGGGGACTTTATATTTAACGATTCGTTTGATGTTATTGAACAGGCAACGGACTTTATTAACGATATTTTAGACGAACAAGAGAAGGGTAACCTCCCTTATAATTTATTGTTTTTGTTTGATAGTATTGGGTCAGTTCCGTGTCAGATGACTTTTGACGGAAAGGGAGGGTCGATGCACAACTCAAGAGTGCTTGCGGATAAAATAGGTATGGGGATACATTCCAGAATTTCTAAATCTAAAAAAGAAGATTATCCTTTTTATAATACTTTAGTTGTGGTCAATCAACCATGGGTAGAGTTACCGGACAATCCATTTGGTCAACCTGAAATTCGAGCCAAAGGTGGTATAGCAATATGGTTGGCGAGTAGTTTAATATTCTTATTTGGTAATCAGAAAAAGGCTGGTATCAGTCATATTGACGCAACTAAAGACGGTAGAAAGGTGTCATTTGCAATTAGAACAAAGATATCTATTTTAAAAAATCACGTAAATGGTCTCGGTTACAAGGACGGTAAAATAATTGCAGTACCTCAAGGATATATTGAAGACACAAAAGAGGCTTTAGATAATTATAAAAAAGAATATTCGGAGTATTGGGCAACAAAATTAGGTTATTCGGAATATTCTTTGGATGAATCTACTAACGACATTGACCCTGAAGAATAAAAAAAATTGATATTTTTACCACTTTTAAGTATTTTTAAGATATTTATATAATATGGGAAGACATAAGATTGATGATAATAAAAAAAAGGTAAAGGTTTCGGTGGCAATTGATCCCGAGTTACCACAATACTTTAAGGATAAATCTATAAATTTATCTTCTCTTGTTAATAAACTATTAAAGGGGTATATTAAAAATGGAGACAAAAGTTTGTAGTATCTGTAAAAACGATAAAGGTGTTTGTGAGTTTGGTAAGTCTAAGAGTTCAAAAGATGGATTGTTGTATTGTTGTAAAAAATGTAATAGTGAACGTGGTAAGAAATATGTAAAA